GAACTGGATGCCCATCTTCACGTTCTGGCTCAAGGATTGTGATTCCTGTTGGGCCAGTGATGCCATGATGGTGATTAGGATTTCTCCTTTGGCATCCATCGTGTTTATGGACTCCTTTTCGAATATGACCGGAATATTCATGTCCTTGAGTTCTCTGATATATTTCAGACAGTCCAGAGTGTTTCGGGCAAATCGGCTGATAGACTTGGTAATAATCATATCAATTTTACCATCCTTGCAGTCATCAATCATACGATTGAATTCTTCACGCTTTTTGGTGTTGGTACCGGATATACCGTCATCGGCATAGATTCCGGTGAATTCCCAATCCGGGTTCTTCTGAATATATTCTGTATAGTGTTCTACCTGAGCTTCATAGCTGGTAGCCTGCTCATCGCTGTCTGTACTGACACGGCAGTACGCTGCGACTCGGAGCTTCGGTTTTTCTTCTTCCTTCTTGCGAGCGTTACTTCCAACTTGGCGTCTCGCAGGAATCAGCATTACATTTCCCATTATTGACTCTCACTTTCTATGAGGCTGTACAGGTATTCCGCTTGTCTGACGGGGTTATCATGTAAGGCAACACCGTCTTTCATATAAAAGTGGGTAGGTATCTGTATTTCCCTCATTTGTGTTTTCTTATTATTCCGACCGAGCATGGTGGCCCGGCGTATACGCTCTTCTTGCGCTTTCTGGTAAGTATCCTTATCAATGATAGCTGGGTAGAAGTCATCACCAAGATAATGGGCTGTTTCCATCAATCGCTTAGCGGTTCCATGATAGGTTGGAATTCCGGCTTCTGCAGCTGCCTTCGATAAGGACATACCACGCAAATAATTCTTATAGAGCTGTCGGAGTTTTACGGCAGCAGGCTTGTCAATGACGGCAGTACCGTTTTCTATCCGATAGCCAAAGGGTGTATGGCCCATCTAATCACCAATCCTTTCTGTGAATGTCAGTCCACATTTCATCACAAACTTGATTTCATTTCTTCCGGTAATCTCAATGTGGTCTGCGTAGCTTTCAAAAAGCTCCTCACTGTAGGCTGTTAACATTTCGGCATGAGACACAAAGTGGAGCAATAGGTTTGTTTCCGTAACCTTTGCCGTGTCACCGGTCATGCAGATGGTGATAGCTTCAATATCAGAGCGGTAAGTCTCTGCCTGCAGGAGGAGGGCATTTGTCTCCTGATTGTATAAAATCTGGTCAATATAGCCTTGTGCCATCAGCTTTGTCAGGGTTTCTCGCTGCTCGCTGTTTTGTTCCAGAAGCCGTTCCAAATGCTGGATGCGCTGGACAGCTTCGTCACCAGAGGAATTTTCAAGTGCTTTCAGATAGGGAACAAGTATTAAGCGATGCCCGTAGATAAGCTTATTCAGCATCGTTACAAATGTAGCTTTTATATCATCGTCTCTTATATACTTCATATGGCAGGTGGACTTATCCTTCAAATGGGTGTTGCAGGCCCATGCGACATACTTGTAAGTAGTGCAGGTATGAATCCTTCGCTTAAAGGTGTCGCCACATTCTCCGCAGATTATCTTTCCTGAAAAAGCATATCGCTTTTGGTATTTGTCACTACCTTTTTTGACACCTTTCTCAAGGGCACGCTGTGATACCAGCGCATTTGCTGTATCAAAGTCTGCGTGGCTGATAATCGCTTCATGGTGGTCTGGAGCCATGTACTGGTCAACCTCACCGTAATTGATGTGACGATTGAAGTTCTCATCGGTATAGGTCTTTTGAAAAATAACGTCACCAGTATATTTCTCGTTGGCAAGGATGGCTCGAATGGTAGTAGCGGTCCATTTGCTGTTTTTCTTGGACGCAATACCATCTGCATTTAGCTCATCGGCGATAGCCTGAGTTCCTTTGCCGGAAAGGACATCAGCAAATATCTTTTTTACAATTTCGGCCTGCTCTGGATTGACGACTATGTTCTCGCCATTCCAATCGTAGCCGTAAGGTGTATAGCTGAGCTTGAAGGTTCCGTTCTGGAAGCGGCGCTTAATGGACCACTTGGCGTTTTCGGAAATGGAAGTGGATTCACCTTCAGCCATACTACTGAGAATGGCAAGGAAGAGCTCGCTTTCCATTGAACCGGTGTTTATATTTTCCTTTTCAAAGAAAAGCGGAATATCTAAACTCTGCAGTTTTCTTACAAGTGCCAAGCAGTCGGTCGTGTTTCGAGAAAAGCGGCTGATGGATTTGGTGATAACAAAGTCAATTTTCTTTGATTCACAATCCGAAATCAGGCGAAGTAGCTCCGGACGCTTCTCAGCTTTTGTGCCTGTGATACCTTCATCGAAGTAGAGGCCGGCGAACTGCCAATCTTCACGGGAATTGATGTATCGCTCATAATGGGTTTTCTGTGCTTCCAGACTTTCCAGCTGAGCATCACTGCCTGTTGAAACACGGCAGTAGGCAGCGACTCTGAGTTTTTTCTTTTGGGTGCTATTATTTTGTACACCTTCGATTTTTGTTACCTTCTTCACGGTAGTTCACCTCCCTTCGTTAGTGTCACATATTAGCTCTGAAAGCCTTATATATCAACGGATTTCGGGCATAATCTCCACCCAAAATGGAGAGAATGTCTCTCGATTTTTCAGAGATAATTTGTTGAACTCTGACAAGGAAATAAGTCCAAGCTCCAGCATGTTTTCAGCCACTTTCTGCGCCTGAAAGAAGTTATAATCCTGTTCGATATCGGCCTGCTGGATGGGCTTAGGAGCAGCAGAAACCGGAATTGATGTTGTGATATTCTCTTGCATAATTGCCTCCAATCTGAGGAAGTTCCTCACTACTAAATGGAGGCGAGATAGCGGTTTGGCCGAAAAAAGATAAAATTATCTGCCTCCACTATCCAATGGAGGTGAAGTGAGCTTTTGAGCCATCAAAAATAAAAAAAGAAGGCCTGCAGGAGAAAACTCTCACAGACCCTGTGAAAAGGTGTGTCTTATAACTTCTTTGCAAAGTCCAGAGAAATCCATCCAGCTCCGGATTTGAGCTTGCCCCAAAGAGTAGCGCCTGCTCCCTTGGACTCCTGAACAATGGTAAAGATGCCCTTGCCAGTGAACTGACCGGTTCTGTCGTAGTTGGTGCCCGGACCCTTACGGATATTCAGATTGACGATGCTGACCTGAACCTTATAGGAAGTATCCTTGGAAGGAGTGGGTGCCGGTGTGGATGCTGCCGGGTAGACAACATTTCCAGAGGAATCAAAAACCTTGTACCCAGAATTCTCGTCTACCTTTTTCTTGGCATTGTCCAGTACCTTATAAGCTCCAATCTGACTCTTGGCATCAGACCAAGACTTGCGTACACGGTACATCTGAGTGGTAGGAGCAGTGCTGCCGCTACCAGAAGTAGTTCCGGAAAGCTCTGCGGTAACCTTCGCAGCCAAATCTCCAAGTCTGGCATAGAGCCAGTCACCCGGACAGGACTTATTGGCAAACCATCTGTGAACTGTAAGTACCATCTCATCAGACTTCGGTGCATAATTTAAGGTCTTGTCCTTATTGGCAAACCATAAGAGCTTCTTCTTACCGTTACGCTTGCAGATATCCACGCAGAGCTTAATAAGAGTTGCGTACACAGTGCTGTTCATAGTATATGGATGTTTCGTATCGGATGCACATTCAATTGTGACGGCTCTTTGGTCGTTTGCATTGGAAGATGAGCACCAAGAACGATTCTTTTCTTCCACATACATTCCGACTCTTCCATCGGGTCCGATGCCATAGTTGCAACTTGCTTGTCTGGAAGTCGGTGTAAAGATATTTCCTAAAGTTTCCACAGAACACTGACCCACTACGCAGTGGGGTGTAATTCTGTCGATGGAATGTGTTCTATGTCCTGAATGATTTGGACTAAGCTTGGTATAGGATACCAGAGAACTATTGGTGTAAGCCATTTTACTTCTCCTCCTTTTTCGCTCTGTCATGGAGTTGTTCCAACACCATCTTTATTTTCTCCGGCACAGGCAGACCGAGATGTGCGGCATTTTCCAGAAGGCTGACACCTTCATTGGAAATATAAAAGAAAATCACCGCTGTTCTCAAAACACTGCCTGTCCCGACAACATCTGCATCCAGTATATTTGCAATGCCCACCAACATAAAAATCAACACTTTGCGGCAGATGCCACGGAAACCGACTTCACTGGAAAGCGTATGGTCATTTACCGCACACATAATGCCTGTGATGTAGTCCATTGCCGTAAATGCAAGCAATGTGTAAAGCAGACCGTCACAGCCACCGAGGAAGTACCCAAGCCACCCTCCCAAAGCGGAGAATATCAGCTGAATTACATTCCAAAAGTCCTTCATTTTCATCACCTCCAATAAAAAAAGACGGTCACTCCGTCTTATATCCGTTTAAGTCATATCCCCGTTCTTCAAGCAATGCCTTTACTGCTAAAAGCTGTGTTTTCGGCACAAGCCTTACGGCTTTATTCTTTTCATCACAGGTTCTTCTCTGATTGATTACCAACTGAAAATACATCTCTATCATTCTTCATTTCCTCCAATCATAGTTTCATAAAAGTCTGCCAAAGACTCCATTAAGGTTAATTTGCTCTGCTCCTGCTGTTCATACATATCCGCCTGTATTTCCATAATGGCAAGTTCAGCGTCATTTGGCTGATACACTGCAGGTTCTTCCTTTGGTTTTGGAACAGTGAAACAGCCGTCTGTCACAGAATATTCCACACCGTTATAAAGATAGGTTTTACAATCCGTAAAAAGTATATATTCTCCTGTTTCCATGTCAAAGCGTTTCACTGCAAATTTTTCTTTCTCTATCGGCTCGGCAACAACTGCCGAACCGTAATGAATCCAGTCCGGCATTTCTTTAGCCTTATACCAGATTTCCGTTTCATTTCTTACTTCAAACATCAAATCACCTTCCTTGATATGTAACGGTTACGAAATGAATGTAGTAGCTTTTTGAACCCGAATAATACTCCACAAGCTGTACCTGTTCTCCGGCTGTGCAGTACATACTGAAGGTTTTTGATACTGTGGCAGATGTGCTTGTCTGAATTGTGCCGATACACGGCATAAGGTAAAATAGCGTACTGCCTCGGTCTGAAATATAATCACCCCAAGATACAGAGGATGAATCAGTTTTGCTTACATAGCTGGCACTGTTTACCGATGAGGCATCATAAGACGCATTTTGGTCAATGGTTCTTCCACCTACATAACTGTAGTTATTGCTTGTAGCATTATAGCAATAGGACGCTGTTGCGGTGATGATTTTTCTTACCTCAATATTTGAGGAATAGCTTTGTGCATTTGATGTCACTGTTACCTTATAAACACCGCTGACAGGAGCGACAAACTTTGCAATACAGATATATCTGTCAGAATAGGTAGCGGATGTTATCGAACCCGAATACACCGTTGTTCCTGTTCCTGTCTGGCTTGCCTGTCTTTGGGAAATGAGATAACTAAGCTTTTGGCTAAGAATTCCCGTACTGCTTGCGCTGTTGTTGGTAATGGTGTAGGAGCGGATGTTATCAAGGTATCCTGCTCTTGCCGCTGTCCAAGAGGAAAGCAGTGCATTCAGCTTACTCATAACCGTTCCTGCCGTAGCACTTCCGCCGGATGCGTTTGCCGTACCAATTAAGCTGCTGATGAGATAGCTTAATTTCTGGCTTATTGTACCGCCTGCATTTGCCGAAGTGCTTGCAGAAGTATTATTGATGACTGTATTTAGTTTTCCGTTTACTGTTTCATCCGTGGAATCAGTTTTCTTTCCAATCAGCTTTTTTAATGTTGCAAATACTGCTGTATCCATGTTTTTCCTCCTTTCAGTTTTGGCTGACAACGCTTGTAATCACATCATCTGTAATGGTTGTTTCCGTTGTGCTGTTTAAAAGTACATGACTGCCGTCAGAATCCCATGCCTTTGTGACACAGCGGATAACCGTATCTCCGATATTAGTGATTCGTTCTGCAATTTTCACTTTATTCAGCACCATGGTTTCCGTAATTACCGTATCCGTAATGTTTGATGTCACCGTTGCCCCAATACGAGAGGCAATGTTGTCAAAGTCAAAAGTCTGTAATTGCGAAATATCATTCAAAACGCCTTGATACCATTCATTGACAGCACTTTGCAGATGAGAAAACTCCACCTGCTGATTGGCAAGCTGTGCATTTGTTTTATTCTCCTGTGCGGAAAACTGGGTATTCATTTTTTCCTGCACTTCATCGCTGAACTGCTGATAGGCTTTACTGTATGCAGTGAAATAGTCGCTTGCCGTAAAGCCTGTTAAGGTACAGTACACACCGATTCTTTCATCTGTGATGTTGTACTGAGTAAGGCTTGTGGCACCGGACGCAACATAGATTGTGGCAAGAGGAATTTCAAAACGGTCAGCGGTCTGTGTGAGGTTTGGTTCGGTCGGATTGGCGGAAGGCGTTCCTTCCAAAACATAAACACCGCACATTCTGTTTACAAAGTCCGCTCTTGCCACCACTCGGTCATATCT